TGACGTTTATTTAGCAAATGGAACCATTTCGCACAACAAAGGTACAACGACACAACCATACATTCCATCTTCTGGATTAAGAATGTATTTAGACCCATCAAAAGCATCATCAACAGATGGCACAGTCGGTACGGATTGGTTAGATTTGACCGGATATGGTACAGGTGTTAGACCTGCAGGTGCACCAAATGGTCTTGGTATTAGTGGTGGAAACCCAACGTATAATAATGGTGCAAGTAGAAAAGAAAAATATTGGTCATTGGATACTAATAAGTTTTGGTATAAAGATGGTTCATCAAATATAAATGGTGGATATACTCAATTTAACACAACTGCATATTCGGTAATAGCTTGGGTGAGATTCACATCTCATCCTGCAAATGGGTATTATCAAATATTTGGTAAACACGATAATGGAGCATCACCGAGAGAAATTGCAGTTTATTTAAATTCAAATGGTAGTGGTACTTATTTTATACACGATGGTACGACTGTACAATTTAATAGTAATACATTTACTCTTTCATTGAATACTTGGTATATGGTTACATACACCGCAGCATTAAATGGTACAAACGTTGCTTATACTGATACTACATCAAGAGGAACTGTATCGAATGGTTCAAAAAATTATACTACATCGGGATTAATTCAAATTGGTGGTGGATATGGTGATAACAATTACTATTTCAATGGACAATTTGGTCCTGTGTTATTTTACAATACACAATTAAGTGGAACGGATATTACACAAGTATATAATTATTTCCAACCGACATATAGACCATAATTTGTTGTTTTGGTTGAAAAGTTTATATTTATATTGAGAATTAATAAATTTAAATTAAGCATATAAAATGGCAGAGAAATTAGTATCACCAGGCGTTTTCACAAGAGAAAATGACCTTTCATTCTTACAACAAGGAGTTGGAGAAATAGGAGCAGCGTTTATAGGTCCTTTTAAAGAAGGCCCATTAACACCAACAATTGTAAGTTCACAAGCAGAATTTGAAACATTATTTGGTAGTGTTGATGACACTTATTATACTCCTTTAGCAGTACAATCATATTTAAGAGAAGCAGGAACTGCAACAATTTGTAGAGTAGCTGGTGCAGCGGGATATACCGAAACTGCTCCTTTATTATTAGTAGCAAACACAACTCAATCAGCCGATGGAGCAGCACATTCTGCATCATTAGGTATTCTTTTTAATACATCTGCAAGTGCAAATGTAGGATTTACTGGAACTCTTACATCCGATAAAGATGGTAATGGTGATTTTTCAATATTATTAAGTGGTAGTGGTGTAACTCACACAGGATATAGTGCATCTTTAAATTTAACAGATGTAAGTGATATCGAAGCGGTATTTGGTTCATCTGCATATGGTTCAGCAAGAGCTTACGCATACGCATTCTTTAAAGAAAACGGATTTATATATAATACCGGTTCTTATACATTATCTGGAACTGACGGAATTGGTTCTGGTTCAGTTACTTCATCTTTCAACTCACATACAACTGCAAGTGTAATTGTATTAGCAGACCAAAAATTTAGTGGTTCAACTGGTACTGGTGAAGCATGTGAAGCATTGACTCCATATATACAATCTCAATTAATCAATAGTACAAGACATAATTTATTTCAAATAGAAACAATAACCGCAGGAAACGTTGCAAATACTAAAATAAAAATTGGTATTTCAAATGTTAAAGCGGCTGGTTCAATAAATGGAACTGATTACGGTGCATTCACAATTGTAGTAAGAAATTTCTCTGATACTGATAAAAAGAAAAGTGTAATTGAAACTTTTGCAAATGTAAATTTAGACCCTAATTCTCCTAACTTTATTAGTAGAGTAATCGGTGATAGAAAAAGAACAATCAATCCAAATACTGGTAAAATAACAGAAATTGGCGATTGGGTAAATAATTCTAGATATATTAGAATTACTAATTTAAATGTAAATGCACCTGTACAAGCAGTACCATTTGCACACGCAGCATATCAATTACCAGTAAATGCAGGAGCATACGCATCATTGGTACCGAGAGTAACATTCTCAACTGGTTCAGTAACCGATTCTTCAAAATATAGTGGTATTGATTTAGATAATAATGGTGATAATAAGATATACATGAAACCAATTCCTGTTAGTGCGGGTAATGGTTCTAACTCTGTATTCTCATTAGATACTATTTGTGGATTAAATTTAACTTCAAATGTTTCAACTGATGTTGCAAAAAGACAATTCGTTGTAGCATTCCAAGAAGGATTTGATGGACACTCTCCGGCTAACAATGCAGCAGATTTAAACCCTGCAACAACAGCAGGTAAAGCAGCATATCAAAAACATATTGCAGCATTATCAAACGCTGATGAATATGATATCAATATGGTTGTTGCACCTCATGTTAATAGATACGACCATAGTTCAGTTTGGACTTCAATATTAGATATGGTAGAACAAAGAGCAGATGCATTCTTCATTGGAGATGCGGGTAACGCTTCAACTTCTTTATCAGCAACTATAACACAAGCACAATCAGTAGATTCAAACTACGCAGCGGTTTACTACCCTTGGGTTAAAACAATTGATTTAAACACAAACAAATTAATAACAGTCCCACCATCAGTATTATTACCTGGAGTATTTGCGGCAAACGATAATGTTGCAGGAGAATGGTTCGCACCAGCTGGTTTGAATAGAGGTGGATTAGTGGGAGCAGTTAGTGTATTAGATAGATTATCTCAATCTGAAAAAGATGATTTATACGAAGGTAAAGTAAATCCAATTGTACAATTCCCAGGACAAGGTATCGTAGTATTCGGACAAAAAACATTACAAGATAAACCATCTGCATTAGATAGAATCAACGTAAGAAGATTATTATTGACTGTTAGAAAATATATCGCATCTACTTCTAGATATTTAGTATTCGAACAAAATTCGGCAGAAACTAGAACTAAATTCTTAAACATTGTAAACCCTTATTTAAGTGGAATACAAAGTAGACAAGGTTTATACGCATTCAAAGTGGTAATGGATGATTCAAACAACACACCAGATGTAATTGATAGAAACATTTTAAAAGGAGCTATCTACTTACAACCAACAAAGACAGCGGAATTTATTCAAATTGATTTCAACATCTTACCAACTGGCGCAAGTTTTAACGGATAATTTAAAAAATAGATATTTATAAAAGAACAATAAAATATAAACAAAGATGCCAACAATATTAGGATTTGACAAGATGTTTTACAAAGAGTTTGAACCAAAACTTCAGAATAGATTTATTATGACAGTTGACGGTATCGAATCTTACATCATCAAAACAGCAAGTAGACCAACTTTCACATCGGAAGTAGTTGAATTAGACCATATAAACGTAAAGAGAAAGATTAAAGGTAAATCAACTTGGGATGATATAACAATTACACTTTATGACCCAATTGTTCCATCTGGAGCACAACAAGTAATGGAGTGGATTAGACAATCGCACGAATCATTGACAGGTAGAGATGGTTATTCTGCTTTCTACAAAAAACAACTTACATTCCAATTATTAGGACCAGTAGGTGATATCGTAGAAGAGTGGTCATTAGTTGGAGCATTTATTTCTCAAGCTAATTTCGGTGAATTAGATTGGTCAAACACAACTGACCCAGTATCTATTGAATTAACTATTTCTTACGATTACGCAATATTAGAATACTAATATAATTAAAAATTATAAAAAAGAAGGGGATGCAGAAATGTTATCCCCTTTTTATTTTTTCTAAAACATAATATATATAATAAACACAATAGTTATAATATTATGGAACAAAACATTGAACAACAGGTTACAAGAGGTGGTATTAATCCAACCGCATTACCAAAATCATTCCCATTTGCAACAGAGATAATTTCACTTCCATCGGAAGGATTATGTTATCCTGAAACACATCCTTTATCAAAAGGAACAATTGAAATAAAGTTATTAACCGCTAAAGAAGAAGATATTTTAACTTCTATAAACTTAATAAGAAGAAACGAACATATAAACAAAATGTTAGAATCTATTATAGTTGAACCAGGAGTAAATATAAACGATATATTAGTGGGTGATAAAAATGCAATATTGGTAGCATCTCGTATGTTAGCGTTTGGAGCCGATTATGATGTTTCAATAGATGACCCCGAAACCGGTGAACCAACTCCTGTTACGATTGACCTTTCTCAAATTCAAACAAAATCATTGGATAAAGAATTATTGAATAGAAAAAATGAATATGATTTCATTTTACCTATTTCAAAAACTCAAATTAAATTCAAATTTTTAACACATGGTGATGAGATAGCAATTAGTAAAGATGTTGAAGCGATTGAAAAATTGACTAAAACATCAGGAGAGATTACAGCAAGATATAGACGACAAATCGTTGAAGTTAATGGTGTAAGAGATGCAGGTCATATTAGTAATTTTGTAACAAATGGATTATTAGCCGGAGATTCAAAAGCACTTCGAAAATATGCAAACTCAATAACTCCAGATTTGGATTTAAAGTTTAAATATACAACGGCTAGTGGTGAGGAGGAGGCTCTCCGAATCCCATTCGGGGTTGACTTTTTTTACCCTATCGACTGATTATAGTATAGCAATTCATCAAAAGATTTTTCAAATGGTGTATAACTCCAATGGTGGATTTACTTGGAGTGACGTATACTATATGTCTATTAAATTGAGAGAATTTTATTGGAATGAATTGGTTAAAGCCAAAAAAACGGAATCCGACCAATTAAATCAAATAAACAAATCACAAGCAGCATCGTCCAAAGTTAGACGAAAATAGTATTGATTTATATTTATATACAAACATATGATATGGCGAAGCAAAAATTAGTTGAAATAAATGTATTTTCCAAATTACTTAATTTATTTTTTACAGCAAAATCTAAAAATAAAGAAACTGTGTTTTTGAATAAAATTAAAGATTCAGATGAAGATGTATGGAAAACATTTGATGATATAAATTCAAGAATAGATGCTTCTACTAATAAATTGAACAAATACAATTCAAAGTTCAAAGATATTGACTTTTCCGATTTAAACTAATTTAAGTAATGGCAAAAGGCAAAAATCCAACTAACAAAAATAATAATGTAAAAAGTAGATTGAAAGCTGCTGCACCTCAACCTGCTAATCAACCTACTAATACTCCTCCACCTGTTGTTGATGATAAAGCAGCAAAGGCAGCTGAAAAATTAGCGGAAAATTTAAAAGAAGCTAGAAAAGAAGCCAAGGAGATGTATGAAGATATGTCCGAAATTGACGATTCCGTTAAAAGTATAGGACAGAATGTAGATAAAAACAATAGAGGGTTTAAAACATTTTCCAAATTTGCAGAAAGTATTAAAAAAAATAGTATAAGTATTGCAGATACACTTGGAAAACAAAATGATTTAACAATAAATGAAGTTAAATACATTAAAAAAGTAAATTCCGCAAAAAATAAATTTTTTAGTGAAGAAAAAAGATTAGGAAAGTTACTCAAGAATAAAGTAATTACCGAAGAACAATTTAATAAATACACAGAGGCCGCAGCTAGAAATTATGCAAAAGTAGTTGATGGATTTGACGCCACATCTCAATCGGGTAAGCAAATAAAAGATTCGATGGAAGCTACCGCCGATGGTACTATGGATTTCACCAAAAATATGAAAAAAGCGGATGGGTTCATGGAATCATTTTTGGGTAATATGCAGGGTTCTGTCCCATTGGCAAATGAAATTGGTAGTGTATTCAAATCGTTAGGTAATGGTGGAGCTGGTATAAAAGCAGCGATAGGAGCATTGGCAGGTGCGGCTACATATCTTGCATATAAACAAGGTATGATGGGTGACTATTTTGGAAAGGTGGCATCTTTCAATATGAAAGACCAGGTTCTTGAAAATGAAATAGCACTTAAAAAAGCACAAAATTCTGCAAGTTTTGCAATACAAGAAGCAGGTGTACAATTTGGTGCACAAATGCAAACTGCAGCGGATGATTTTAAACAAGAAATGAGAAATGCATTTTTTGGTGATGCATTAACTCAATTAGGTTCTAAAGCAGCTGCTCAATTAGCTAAAGCTGGATTTAGTGCAAAAGATATAGCAGAATCTAGTTTAAGTGTTGCGGGTAATTTGGGTGCAGGAGCAGATTCATCTCAAAGATTAGGTAAAGAAGTAGCGGTATTCTCAAAATATATGGGAATAGGTGCAGACCAGGCAACCGATTTAGCAGCTAATTTCCGTATAATAGATAACTCAACCGGAGAACAGGCTCTTAATATGTTAGAAGGAACTCGTCAGATGGCAAAGATGATGGGTTTAAATCCTGGTGAAGTTATGAAAGATATGGCAGATTCTACAAAAGAAATTGCACAATATAACTTTAAATCAGGTAAAGAATTACAAAAGCAAGTTATCGCCGTTAAAGCAATGGGTGGTAACTTTAATAAGATAGCATCGGCAGGTAGAAATATGGTATTGAACTATAAAGATAGTATCAAAGCCGAAATGGAATTATCTGCAATGTTAGGCAAATCTATAAACCTATCCGAAGTAAGAGCTAAATTTGCTTCTGGTCAAATACCAGAGGCGGTTAAATCATTACAAGATGAATTGGGTGGAATTGATTTATCTCAATTAGATTTTTTCAGTAAAGATGCAATATCCAATGCATTAGGGGGTATGGATTTTGAAGAAATTGCAAAAATTGGTAGTGGAACTTATGGAGAAGTTGCAAAAAATACAAAAGATTTAGATGCGGGAATAGATAAATCATCAAAAGCTGTTGTAAAAGCAAGTATAGAACAAACAAATGCTCAAAGATTAAATATAGAATATAGTATTGCAGAAACAAAAGCAATGAATGCTGCGGCAATACAAGCTCAAACACAAGTTGCAATGCAACAAATACAAAATCAAAAGTCATTAAATGATGTGATGATTGATAATGATTATTTGCAACTTAAAGCCAATTTAGCTTTTTTAAGAACATTAGGAACGGAACTTCCTGGAATGTTAATGAGTGGATTGGTTGGTGGTTTAACATCATTTTTACCACAAATTTTAAGCGGGGCCTGGAAGATGCTTTCAGGAGGAGGGTTGAGTAGTGTTGCAGGTGGAGCCGGTGGTATAACTGCTGCAAGTGCAGGAACTTTTGCGGCAGGAGCAGCTGGTTTTTGGTCATTAGGAAAGGGGATGTATAATGTTGGAAGTAATGAAGCACAACGTGGTGGCAAAGGAGGTGGATGGCAAACTGCCGGTAACGTGGTGGCAGGTATTGGTGCAGAATTTGTAAATGCAGTGGATTATTTAACAGGTGGAATAATACAAAAAGGCACAGATGCATTAGGTTTGTCATTGGAAGGTATTGATATATCGGAATTAGAAAAGTTTAGGTCGGCATATCGTTCTGCTACAGGTCAGCAAATTGGAGTTGGTAGCGAATCAAATCAAAAATTAGCAAATTGGGTAGCAAGTAATATGCAGTTTTTATCATCTGGTGGATTGGAAGATGAGGTAAAGAATTTTCAAACGGCAGTACAAAAGGGCCTGATAAAAACAAATGTTTCAATAGCAGACCAGGTAACTGCAAATTCTGACCTAACAACTCAGGCGATTACAAAAACTTCAATGTCATCTTTGGATGATATAGAAAGACAGGCAACTGACGCATTAAATAAATCAAAAAATGCAAATAATAAAATAATTACCGATACTGGCAAATCTATAACTGATATGACAAAAACGGCAATAACAAGTGTTACAACCACAGCAGCTGCCGGAGCTAATACATCATCGAGTTCAGGAACACCTACTCCAACTATAACTGCATCTAAAATAAGTTCAACGCCAGTATTTGATGTACATTCGGAAACAACTGCGAATACTACTATAAAAATATATGGATTGTTAGAGGCGTGGGCTAGACAAGCTACTGGTGCAGGTGCAACTCAAGTATTCTTGGATGCAAAAAGAGTAAACAATGAGCTTAGAGATTCAAATAGAGCTCGTAGAGCAATATTTACAATTGATTAATTCAAATATTAATAAAAAGATATTTATTATAAATAAAGAAATAGAATGCCATCATTATTAGAATTATTAAATAGAGCACAAAAAGATAATATAGTTTCATATGGTGATACTGCATATATCCCTGCTGCAACTACGGACTCTTTAAATTCCGATGTTGGTAAATTTGAAGCTAGACCAAATTCATTAGAAAAAGTTTTAAAAAAATCATTAAAAAATCCATTAGATATACAAAATGTATTTGATAAAGCGGGTAGATTAATAATAGATACCAGAGGAGTAATTAATCCATTTAGAACAAAAATATTTACTGAAAAATTCCAATCAAATACAACTGGTGGAGAAATACTAAATCAATTTGTATCATTAGCAGGTTCCATACTAAAACAAAGAACTAGAATACCAGATACTATATTTAAGGCGAAAACTTTACCTCCTCCAATAAGTATGACAGCATTGCAACCGCAAAATGCATCTAGAGGAGAAGTAGATATAGAAGCCAATACACCATATTATGTAAAAACCGTCTTTAAACCTGGAGCAGAAATATTAGGTGGTGCTGCAAGGTCAGCAATACAAGGAGATTTGAGAGCTGCAAAACAAGCAGCATTGCAAGCAGGTCTTAATTTGGCAAGAAAACTAGGAAGAAAAAATAAATTAACATTGGATGATACCTATATTCAATCATCATACCATCCAGCTGCAATGGATTTAAATTTAGATGGAAGAATTGGTGGTAAAAAGGGTATAGATAATGGCGAAGATGGTGCAAAAACATATACTGGATTTAAAGAATACTATTTAACTAAAATTGGAGGTACAAGGCCAGTAGCATTTAATGGCGTTCCAACTACAAATGGTACAATGAAAACATTAGTATCTAGGGATGCTGCCGAATTTGAAATGCATACCAATAGAATGATAGATTATTTGATTGAATCAAGATTTCCCGTTGGTGTAATACCAGAGCAATCTTTAATTCCCTGGGTAAAAATGCACCCAATAGGATTTGAACCAATATATCTTCCAGGTACAATTTCAGGATTATCGGAAGATATTCAATCAACATGGGAAACATACAAATATATTGGCTCACCATTTAGTTCTTACAAATACAATGGTGTAGAACGAAATATACAATTTAATATACATTTATATTGGCAAAGCGGAACACAAATATACAGAATAAAAAAACAAATTGAATATATAAAACAATTATGTTTTCCAGCACCGGATATTTCTATTGCAAAGTATAAAAATTCACCAACCGGTAGTTTAGGAGCATCTGACCAATTATTTTATAGACCGCAGTTTTTAGAATTAACTATACATGGGTATAATAGAAAAATGTTTGGATTTATAGAATCTTTGAATATTAATATTCCTGATGATACAACATGGCCATCGACTAATATTAACTCGGAATTTTCTAAATCATCAAAAAAACCACCAAAAATGGATCAAGGACTTTGGGATGCACTTTTGACTAACACTATTTTTCCATCAAATGTTGAAATTTCAATAAACTTTAAAATAATAGAAAACCCTCATGCGGAATTATCAGGAACAGGTACCAAAGTTACTTACTCTTATAATTTAGATGGAAACGGATACAATTCTACCAATAATAATAAATATCCAACAAGAGATAGTGTTATGTTTGTTAAAGAGGAAGACCCAACTAAAAGAGATGAAACACCTGTGGCAGCCGCAACGACACAGCCAGCTGCCACTCCAAACAAAGTAACTCCTGCTAAAAAGAATACTTCATCAAAGAAAAGCACTTCAAAATCAACAAAAACAGAAACAAAAACAACGACAGTTGCTCCTGTAGGTCAGACTACCAATGACCAGGCCAAAGATAAAAGCTATCCATTCCTTACTGGTAAAAAGCAAAACAATAACATATTTGGAGTTCCTTCATATGATGAAATGTTACAGAACATAGAGAAATCAAAAAAACAAGAGGAAGCGAAGAAAAAATTAGATGCATTGAATAGTGGTATTTCAGGAAACTAAACACATTAAAAATGACAAGCAGATACCAAAATAGAAAAATATTAGAAAATCCAAATACTAAAAAAAAGTATATGGAATCTACTATATATCCAAAAGTAAAACCATCATCAAACGACACATATTTAATAACGGAATCAACCGATAGATTAGATTTATTGGCACAATCATATTATGGTGATGTTTCTTATTGGTGGATTATTGCGGTTGCAAATAATTTACATGATGCGAGTTTAAATATGCAACCTGGTATTCAAATTAGAATACCTGGAGATATATCTAAAATTTTAAGTGATTTTGACAAAATAAATTTATAAGGTTATGGCAGGATTATTTGTATCCGATTTAAAAACTTGGGTTAAAGAAATTTTTTTAAATAGAGAAAAACTTGTAGAAAGTAGTATGTTTAAAACCCCATGGGTAATACTAACTTCTTCTGCATTAGTGGTACAGCAATCGGATAATAAAAAATTAACATTGCAGGAAAGAGCAAATATATTTGATGATATAATAAAAAAACCAACCCCAACAAATGGATATCAGGGATGTATCATCTCTAATGAATTACAAACTCCAAAAAATTCTTATTCAACTAGCGGCCCTTCATCTATTGGAACCGACTTTACTGGAAAAAGAATAGTAGTAAGTGGTGAAAATAGTAGAGGAATTCCAAATCCAATTATAGAAAGTGTAGAAATTGATACTGACGGTGTGGGTAATACTTTAAAAATAGCAAATGTAAATGTTAGATTATTTTCATTAAAACAATTGGAAATGTTTGAATTGTTTTTTTTAAAACCTGGAATGAATGTTTTATTAGAATTTGGAAATAATCAATCTGTTTTTGCAAATATAAGAAAAGAATACATTGATATGCGATATGGTAAAAATCCATCGTATCAACAAAGTGTAGGAGCACAATCGGATATATCACTTGCAGATATTATAGTAGATAAATCCAATTATGATACGTTTTGTTCAAATTTTGCAGAATTATCAGTAGGAGAAATTGAATCTATTAGAAAATATTATCAAAAAGTTGAAAAATCTAGAGGAACATATGAACAAGTAGCAGGTAGAGTATTAGATTATAATTATTCTATCGAAGAAAACGGAACATATATTGTTAATTTTAAAATAACCGCAGGAAATGAAGTTTCTAGAGCCATTCCAAAATCTACAACATCTTCAAATAGTAAAACAAAAGGTCCTGTTGCAAATCCTTTGCTTTTTAATACTTGGATAAACCAAATAGAATCTGATTTTAGTTTACCTGATTTATCCACAATCGTTACAGAAAAAGAAGATAAAAAACATTTTTTTAATTGGGGAATTACCAATGATAATAAAGCATACGAATCATTATCAAAAAAACCATATATTACATTAGGTTTTATTATTGACAAAATTTTGAATAATATAGCAGAATCAAAACCATCAATTGTTGATGCAAATCAATTAAAAATGGCAAAACAAAAATTTTATACAGATGATAAAGGAGGTGGTGGAGTAGAAATGATATTAGCAAACTCGGCTAACAATTTAATTTCTGCAAATGAAAATATTATATTTCCAGGAGAATTACCTAAAATAATAAAAAATAAAACAACTAATACGATTGTATTATCAACGGATAGTAAGGGTAATATTGAAAAATCAGATTGTACTATAAATGGGTTGGATTATACGTTAAAAGAAGCTGCATTATATATTGAAAATGAAAAACATAATGAAACTAATACAAAAAATCCTACTAAAAAATTTATAAAAATTTATGATAAAAATGACAATGTTATTTTAGGAAATGCTTTAAATATATTTGTTTCATATGATAGAGTAAAAGAGTTATGGCAAAGGTCATATACAAATATAGATTTTTTAGAATCAATATTAAAAATGATAAATGATAATTCGTTTGGTATGTTAAAACTTATAATAGGTACAACCGAAGGTGGAAAATCAGCATCATTTATAGTAGATGGTAAAATTAAACAGGGTTCAAAAATATTATCGCAAGCTGTATCAACTGATACCAATGGACCATATAGATTTAAACCAACGACAGTTCAATCCATAGTTAAAGAGTTTACATATGAATTTAATATGAGTGAAGCCGTTGCAGGTAGAACTTTATTTAATTCGTATGCACATATTGCACAAGTTAAATCTGCACAATCAGGTTCAGTAGATGATTCTTTATTAGGTATTCCTAAAAATGCATATGAAAGTGTTGATTTTTATACAACACAAAACGCGGATGGATTTTATAGTTTAAATTATGTTGATGTAAAAGCTGTCGAAAAAAGTATTAGAAAAGCTGCACAAGATGCCCAAAAAGGATTACAAAAGGGAACAAATACCCAGGCACCACAAGATGTTTCATTAACCATATCCGCAAATTCAAAAAAATTCAAATTAGCTGGTACTGAAAAAGTTTTAATTTTTACTGATGAAAAATTTATTGGTAATATAGTTAGTAAATCTTTTTATGAAAAAAACAAAAGTTTATTAACACCAATTGAAATTAGTTTAACAATTGATGGAATAAGTGGTGTAAGTTGTGGTGAATTCTTTTTATGTGATGGTGTTCCGGAAATACATAATATAATTGGGGCATTTCAAATAGAAAATGTAAAACACTCTATAAATCCAGATGGTTGGTATACTATATTAGATGCAAGATGGAGAGTATTAGATATATAAATTAATTTTTATGGCATATAGTGATTTAATAAAAGAAAAGATTATACACACAATTGTAATACCAAATACAATAGTACCAACTCCAACCGAAGTTGATTATAGTAATGGTATTATTAAAAGATATTTTGTTCAAAAAGCAAACGATGATAACGGACATATATTTGAAGTAAAAAAAGATGTATACGAAATATATTTAGAAAATCCATATTGGAAAGGAGTTGAATTATTATGGAGAATCGAAGGGCCAAAAGAACTTGTTTACAAAAACGATGGTGGTATAGATGATATAGGTGTATACAATTCAAATACCGCTTCAATTAATTTGGCATCTGCTAAATTAAAAAATATAGGATTGTATTTACCAAATATTTTACAATTTCATAAAAGTTGATAAAAATCATATTTGAATTTTGTAAATTGAAAAATAAATAGTATATTTAATTATATGAAATACATCACACAATCAGAAATAGAACAATTGTTGCATGACTGGAAATACAAAGGATATGCAATTGTTGATGTTTTAACAGAATCGGAGGTAGATGAAATTATAGTAGAATTGGACAAATTGCGAATTAATAGAAATCAATCTGATAAAAAGTGGGGAGAATATGAACCATATATGCATCCACACAAAGAATCCGAATTAATTGAAAAAGTATTAGCACATCCAAAGGCAATTGAGTGTATGGAATTACTTTTAGATTCGGAAATACAAGGAGTTCAAACTTGGGCGTATTTTAAACCACCTGGAGAATTGGGTAGAGATGCACATCAAGACGGATTTTATTCTCAAGCGGGTTGGAATAAAATAGCAAACATTGCGATATCATTAGATGATTCGGATGAAAGTAATGGTGGATTATGGGCATTTGAAGCTTCACATTATTTACCTTTGTTAGATATTGAAGTTGATGAGGATAGAGTTAAATCAAATCCAGGTAATTGGAGAAATGAAAGAGGTAAAGCAAGTAAAATGCCAGAAGGACACAACTTTCCAAAAATATATGCAACTCTTAAAAAAGGACAAGCATTTTTAATACATTCACATTTAGTACATGGTTCCGATACAAATAATGGAAATTCATTTAGACGTTCTATATTAAGTGGATATATGTTGAAAGGTGGGTATTTAAGACAGGGTGAACATATGAAAAGAGAACCAATAGATGTTTATGAAATTAGAGATAAACATTGGAAAGATTAATTTTGTAATTTCAGGTATTTTTAGTATATTGTAGGGTATGAATCTAATTGAAGATAAACGTACCCTACTTTCGTTTTTAGGGGGTAATGTAAATATTGACCTTATTGTTCCTGTATGGAGTTCTCATAGAGCACATCCATTGGGGAATCGTTTGTCGTTCATTTATTATAGACAAATGAATGGCGAAGATGGAATAATAAATTTCAATCATATAGATGCAAAGAAATTAGACAAATTTGACATATCCAAAATAATTCATGTTAATACATTGGTTTTAGACAATAGGTATTTAAACACCATAGGATTGGATTATGAGTGGGTTTACTTTGAAGAGAATGGGAAACCATTTATCTTTAATGAGTTCGTTATTGGGGTTTATAGGGGGTATAAAAACGACTTTAAAGAGTTGAATGATTGTGTACCTTTAATGAAATGGTATGAAGTTCTAAAAACAATCCCAAATATCAGTACACGAAGAGAGTGGGATAGAAAATATACATCAGCAATACAAACATTAGGAAGGTTGGAAGGGGCTGGGGTAAAGGTCGTTAGAGAAAAATTTATTGATAGTTTTAACTTTAACGAGCAATACTTGCGTAAAAATGATATCGTCTACACACAATACAACCCATATACAACAACCGGTAGACCATCCAATCGTCACCTTAACGTTAATTACTCTGCTCTTAATAAATCGGATGGAACGAGAGAGTGCTTTGTTAGTAGGAATCCAAATGGTACTTTATTACAATTTGACTATGAGTCTTATCACATTCGTTTGATTGCGAAAATGGTTGGTGCGATTACGAAACGGCAAAGAAGATAACCTTTACATACCTTTATGGTGGATTAGATGATAATGCAAGAGGGATACCATTCTTTCAAAAGGTGGATGAATATATTAAGGGATTATACCAAACGTTCGTCATTTCTGGAAAACTTACGACACTCTTATATAAAAGAGAAATACCATTTGATAGAATAGAAGGTGCAAACGAACAAAAGGTATTCAACTATTTACTACAATCATTGGAGACTGAAATCAATTATATGAAGATTGGTGAGGTGTTGGAGTATTTGAGTGGTAAAATGTCGAAAATGGTATTTTATACATATGATGCCTTTGTTATAGATACACATCCTATTGAAAGAGAAAATCTTTTAAACGACATTAGAGAAATAATGGAGAAGGGTGGTTTTCCGGTCAAAATAGAAGAAGGAGATAATTACAACAATTTAGTGGGAATAGATTAAAAATATATATTTATATCATATAATTATGTTAGTATGAAATTAGTAGATTTGATTCCATTAAAGGAAATGTATAACCCAGCCGAAGCTTTTAATAAGAAAGTGAGTAGAATGACCGATAATAATGACCATACTGGAGCTACTATTGAATTGGCAATCTATATGGATGATAGAGATGCACTTACTAAATTAAACCAAATCAAAAAAAGACAGGATATTAAAGGTTCAATTGCAAGTAATAAAGATGCAAATGAAAGAAATAGTATATTTAATAAGTTGTTAAGAAAAGCAAAGAAAGAATTATCAAATGGCACAGAAAGCAAGAGTATATTATTCATTCTTAAAAGAAGAAAGGGTTGCCGCACCACAAGGTAAAACTTGGGTAAAAAATAGACAAAGCGGAGCAATATATGCAGTTGGTAAAGTAGATACTGCGGTGCATGATATCCCAACCGATAAAGAATTATCAGCTGCAAAAGCAAGTGGTAATCTTTCATCGGATGAACCAAAACAAGAACCTAAACAACAAGGACCAAATGCATTTGGTGTGAGTGGTGGTGGAGCTAAAGTATTTCCTGGAAAAGATGCACAACCAAAAGATGATGGTAAAGCACAAAAAAGAAGTGGTGCACCAATCGAACCTGAAAAAAGAGCTCCTCAAGTTTTAGGTAAATTGGATGATAAGGTATTAAGACAAGTTGAGCAAGAATATGTGAAACAAAATAGTGGTGATAGTGCGGATATGGGAAATGCTAATCCAAAATACGCTAAAAAAGACATGGCTGAAGGATATTCGGATAAAGAATATTATTCAAAAAAAGGCTCAAATGGAGAAGGTCATTCTACAAGAGTAAGAACCCAACCATTTATATTTGATAAATCGTTGCATAATGAGTTAACAAATGCAGGATTTCCGGAAGAGTACATTAAATTTTTAGAAAGATGTATTAATACCGAAGTTGATGGAAAACAACCACCTGTGACAGAATTAATTAAACAAGGTGGTGCAGGACAAATTCAATCTCAATTCGGTGAGGTAATGGCAATGGCATTCATGTCAATCAGAGACCCTCGTCAAAGATTTGCATTGGCAAATGTAATAAAACAACAAATCCAAGAAACTAAATTAGATTTGTTAAAACAAAGTATGGGGGCAGCTGCATTTAATAAGTTATCAAAAGACCCTAAAGCTTTGAAAAAGGCATTGGGAGCAGATACTGCAATTGCAACTGATAGTTGGGTTGATGCATCATTATCACATAGTGAATCATTTGAAGCTGCTATGGATGAAAAATATGGTAAAGGTGGATGGCAATTTCAAGGTGCAGCGTGGGATAAGAGAGAGGATATTGAAGCATTGGGATTACCATACGCACAAAAAGGATTTTCAACGGATGTTCTTTTAAGAGTACAACCTTTGAAAAATGGTAAACCTGCCGGTCCTGCTCAAGCTCAAAGATGTTCATTGAAGAAAGATGAAAATATTATGTTCTTTAATGGTTCGGTAAATGAAGTTGAAAATTTCATATTAAACTATGTAACTGATAGTGAGAGAGGCAGAACAAGAGCATTGGAATCATTATATAGTAAAGCACAGGATGGTAATAAGAATAAAGAAGAAAGATTAGCAGCTAGAGATACTATATTAAAATTAACTGGAGCTAAAACCTGGCAACAAGGTGCTCAAATGGTTTCGGAAGAATTTAAAGCTATTAGAGATAAAGCATTTAATAAAGCACCGGATGATGTTAAACAAGCTGTAACCGCTATTAGAGAGTTTAATGATAAACAAACTAAATCGGCACTTAAATTAGGATATTATGCATCGGTAGATTTAAAACCAAAAGAATTAGAAAATGCAGTTAATAGTTTATATAAAACATCAGCTGATAGAAAATTCGCAACCGCTGCTCATCAAATTGTAAAACAATGTGGTAAAGCAAATGGTGAAGTTACACAAGAGTGTGTGGCTGCTGGATTAACAAAATTAAATCCTAAAAAGGCAGGAACTAAATATGTAAGTAAGGCGTGTGTTGCAGCTGCAGAAGTTGCAAAGGCTGCTGGATATGATGTTGATAAACAATTAGAACAACATTATAGTATAGCAAAAGAAGCCGGAAACGCTTTGATTAAAGCAATTCCAAAGAGTCCAGAACTATTGGGAGGTGTAATGCAGAAATTAGCAGAAGCATTTCCATTAAAAGTTTGTATGGATGGAACGGAGTTTATGTTAATAGATGGTGTGCATGTTACTACAAAAACATTACAGACCGTATTTGGTGTTAATAGTTATGATGAATTGAATAAAGGTTTGACAGTTGTTGAAGATTCAAACGGAGATGCGTTATTAGTATTTAGTGCAGGTGGTAAAAAACAAATTCCTGTTGGATACGTTGATGCTAGACAAAAAGGTAAAGGATTTGAAGGGACTGTTGGATTTGAGATTTTATGTAACGATGAATTTGTAAGACAATGTGCAGAAGCTAATAAAAAGAATGGTGATACATCCGGGGCAAACTCTAGAAAAGCAGACCAATTAGCACAAAGAAAAGCTGCAGGAGAAAAAAGAAAACAATCATCTAGTGATGATACAAACGATGATGAAGCATAATGAATACACAACTACTTTGCCTATTTACGACAAAGGAAGAATTAGATAAATCAATTAATTTTGTATTAACTAATTATACCTTAACTAATCCAAATGTTTTTGTTTTAGAAAATAAACTAAAACCAGAAGAAGCGTTTATTACATTTAATGTAGAAAAGGGTTCTATTGCAATCCCATCGGATTGGAAAACAATATTAGTTCATAGAAAAAAGCAATCGAATACAATATATACAATTAACGCACTTAACGAAGTGGTTAAATCTAAAACAGGTGGAATGTTAGATAATTCTTATATGATTGATTGGGAAGAATTTAGAAATTGTATATTAACAACATCTAATACAGGATATAAAAAAATACCAACAAAAGTGTTAAAATCTTTTAATACTGAAAATTTGGAGTTTTAAAATATTTTTCCTATATTTGATTTATGGGAAGAAAAAGAAAATTTGAACCAATACAAATATCTGCAGAAGAACCTAATGATGTATTTCAAACTCATAGGATGCAAATAGCTAAAGCTATAATTGAAGGAATTGATTATGGTGTTAAATATAAAAAAAAGAGGGTTGATTTCGCACAGGTTATAATTAAAGAAATATTAGTTATTACACTTTCTATTGATAGTAGAGAATTTACAGACCTTTTGGAAGAAAATTTACAAACACTCATTGATTTTGAGGAGTATGAAACATGCGCATTAGCGGTTAAATTACAAAATAAAATGAATAAACAAAAAGTATAATTATGACAACAAAAAATGACTTATACGAAATTTGTATAACTTGTGGTAAAGAAACAACTACATTAAAAACAACCCACGTTGATTTTAGAATGGGATACGTTGAAGGTGCAGGGCAATTGTGCAGAGAATGTTATATGATATCGAATAGAAATTTAATTACAATTGATGAGAGAACAATATTAGACACATCAAACGATTTAGAACTTGGTAAAAAAGTTAGACAAATATATTGGGAAAGTAAAAAATAAGTTATGGCACCGAAACAAAAAGAAGGAGAATATTACATTGGAGATACAAGTTATCTAACAATGAAATCTAGTACAATTATTGAAATGAGAGACCAACTCAAATTATTGGTTGAAGATGGTAAAAGTGTAAATTTAGATATATCAATTAAAGCAGACTTTGATAAGATACCACCTGAATATCATCAGTTATTTTGTCAAATGATGATGGTAAGATATGGTGGAATAGTCAACGTTTGGGATAACACCCAACCCTTTGCTAAACCAGATGTTAAAAAAAAGAAGTGGTATCAAATTTGGAAATAAATAAACAATTATGAAAGATATATTTAAAGGCCCAGTTTATGATTTTTTAATTAATGAATCATTAAACAATAGAATGGGTTGGGGTGGTAACGCAGGTAGTATAGATGGATTTACTGAGCATGATTTAGAAAATTCAAAAAAAGGAAATTCCTTCATTAGAGAATTTTTAACGGAAGTAAAACCATATAATATTTTAGAAACCGGAACAAACTATGGTTCATTTGGTTATACTTGTTATGAAAGTTTAAATGATTTTAGATTATATACATGTGATAATCATCAGGATAATCATTCGGCAAGATGTGTTGGATTTATAAATGATTATTATGATGATAATAAAATAATTTATAAAAATATACATAGTTTACAACATCTAAACGAATGCAAAGCTTCTGGTATAGAATTTGATTTAATTTGGCTAGATAGCACACATACATTTGAATATCTTTATAATGAGATGAAAATCACTGCACAAATGAAACCAAAATTTATAATGGTTGATGATTTTTATATGCTAAAAGATATGCAGTTAGCAGTTTTTGAATTTTTAAAAGCTCATAGCGAATATAGATTTTATTCTTATAGTAATATTAGAGCCAATGTTGGTTCGATTGTAATATTACAAAGAATAGAAGGGCCTTCAAATTTAAATAGTATCATATAATAAATAACTTATGTTTGGATTCGGAGATTATTCAACACAAATGCCAAAGCCACCTGCTATTTCACAAAAACGAATGGGAGAGTGGCAAACAAAAAACAAAACAAAACAAATAGTTATGCCAGCAAAACCAAAAATTAGCAAAGACCAATTGTTTCCAGAAGCAGTTCAAAGAGCAAAAGATATAGTAGAAAATTCTAATATAAAAGAGATGGTAAACGGCCCTCAACACTATGGGGGAGTAGACAATCCATACGAAGTAATTAAGGTATGTGAAGCGTGGGGATTGGACAAAGATGCCTACTTATTCAATGTAGTTAAGTATGTTGCCAGAGCGGGTAAAAAAGACCCCCAAAAAGAACTGGAAGACCTCAAAAAAGCGGTATTTTACCTACAAAGAAAGGTAGAAAACCTCCAAAAATAAATTTGGTATTGTGGAAAAATAGTCGTATATTTATAGTAATAAAAGATGAAAAAGTTATATTTAGATATAGGAATATCGCGATATAAACCTCAACTTTAAAAACAAATTTTAAACCTTAAAAACAAAAAAACAATGGACATTTCATTGGCATTAAAGAGATTTAGCTCTTTACAAAACAACACTAAAAAGTCGGATTCAATCTACAAACCGGCTAACGGAAAATCTCAAGTGAGAATCGTTCCTTACAAGTTCAACAAAGACATTCCTTTCATTGAACTTTACTTTCACTACAACATTAACAACAAGACTTATTTGAGTCCAATGTCATTTGGTAGACCTGACCCTATCGTTGAGTTTGCAGAAAAACTTAAAAGAACAGGTGATACTGATGATTGGAAAGCAGGTAAGAAAATGGAACCAAAGTTAAGAACTTTCGTACCAGTTATCGTAAGAGGTAAAGAATCGGAAGGAGTTAAATTCTGGGGATTTGGTAAGACAGTTTATCAAGATATTTTAGGATATATTGCAGACCCTGATTACGGAGATATTACAGACCCAAACACAGGTAGAGATATCGTATTGGAAGTAATGTCAGCAGAAGAATCAAATGCATCTTATCCAACAACTACAATCAGAGTTAAACCTGCAACATCTAAATTGGCAGATTCTCCAGAAGCTATCCAACAATTGTTAGATGGACAAAAAGAAATTACTGAATTATATCAGGAGTTATCTTACGCAGAATTAAAGTCAGTTTTAGAAAATTGGTTAAACCCATCGGCAGCAGCTGGTAGTGACGATATCATTGAAGAATTAGAAGCACCAAAACCAAAAGCACAACCGATTGCACAAAAGCAATCATCAGTATCAACTGATTTAGGTGGCACTCAGGAAATTGGTGACTTACCTTGGGAAAAGGAAGAAGCTCCAAAAGCAAAAGACGATGTAGCATCAGCATTTGATGATTTATTTAACAATTAATAATTAGGTTACAATGGCCAAAAGAGAAGAGGATTTAGCAAGTATTCTTGCTGACTCATTAAACAAACAAAATAAGGATGGTAAAATTGCCTACTTTCTAACTGATGAAGGTGGTGATGCTCCTACCAATGTTAAAGATTGGATTTCAACTGGTAATGCTATGTTGGATGTTGCAATCTCTAATAGACCTTATGGTGGCTTCCCGGTTGGACGTAT